CGCAAGATGCAAGACCGCAATCTTGATGCCCTTTCAACGTTCCAGGGGCGCAAGGTTGACGGGATGAACCTTTCACAACGCGTTTGGCGGACGGTTGGACAATACAAAATCCAAATGGAATCCGCCCTTGACGTTGGTCTTGGTGAGGGTCGAAGCGCGCAACAATTGGCGCGTGATGTAAAACAGAACTTGAAAGACCCGAATCGCCTTTTCCGCCGTGTCCGTGATAAACGCGGCAATCTGCAACTATCAAAGGCGGCGCAAGCGTTCCATCCAGGGCAAGGCGTTTATCGTTCAAGCGTGAAGAACGCGCAACGCCTGGCAAGAACGGAAATCAATATGGCATACCGTGAAAGCGATTGGGCGCGATGGCAAACCCTGGACTTTGTTGTCGGATTCGAAATCCGCCGTTCAAATCATGAACCAAAGTGCAAGTGTGATTTGTGTGAACGCCTGGTTGGTCGTTACCCAAAGACGTTCAAGTTCACGGGTTGGCATCCTCAATGTATGTGTGTTTGTGTTCCTATCTTGATGGATGAAGAAACGTTCGACCAAAACGAACTTGCAGACCTTAAAGCGGCGTTGCACGGCAAGGAATATCAGAAACAAACCGCAAAGAACCAGGTGAATGACGTTCCGGACGGCTTCAAAGAATGGGTTCAAGACCATATCGAAGCACAAGGGAATTGGGGTTCAACGCCCTATTTCATCCGGGACAACTTCAAGAACGGTGATTTGTCCAAGGGTTTGAAGATAAAGTTGCCAACGGTTGATGATGCCGGGAAAATCGAATATCACGTTCCGTTCGAAACGCTTTCAGACAAGCAACAAACGGAATGGTACAACTTCATTTCGGATGAAATGGACTTCTATGACCTGGAACATGCTTGTAATTTGTACGGCGTTGATTATTCGTCTTGGGAAAGGATGTGGAAACAAGCCGATGACAAAAACGAGTATTGGCGCAAGAACGAAATCATTGCAGAACGCAAGCGTGTTGAATCAACCTTGATGGCAAAGATTGCGGAAGTCAAGAAACAAGCCGAACAAGGAATTGCAGAGTTCCGGAACGTGGTTCAAGAAGCGGTTGGATGGATTGGTTCGTTGAAACCAAGTCTTGATGTTGTCCTGGAACACATGCGCGATACGGCATCCGAGAAATACCCGAATTATATCACGGTCATAAATTCGATGAAAGGCGGTTCGATGGATGTTGCATCCATCCGGGCGAAGATTGCTTTGTCAAAAAGCGACTATGCGGACGCAATAACGATGGCAAACAACACAATTGCACAATACGGCAAGGACGTTGATGTGTCGAAACTGCAAGCCCTGGTGAACGAGCAACGAACGGAAGTCCGGAACGCGTTACGAATCACCAATGAGATTGTCAAGGAATGCAAGGTTGTCAAGGATGCCTTTGACGCAAAGAAGAACGGCGTTCTTGCACCCGTTGAAACTGAATTGAAGAAAAAGAATGTTGAATATCGTGAAGTGAAAGACTTGCCAAAGTCGTTGACAGACACGGAAATCATCGAACGTCTTGGCGGCGGCGACATGACACGCGGTTCTTGTTCATCCCTGGCGTTTGCTTTTGCAGCCAACAAGGGCGGATTGGATGTGTTGGATTTTCGCGGCGGCGATTCGTTGAAATATTTTTCGACAACAAGCAACATTGCCGAAATCATCACAAAATGCGGCGGCGTTCGCAACTTCAATGTTTCCGGCGTGGAAATGATGCGACAAACAGAGATTGGGAAAATGTATTATCTTTCCATTGGTCGCCATGCGGCGGTTGTCCGGCAAGTGTCAAAAGGCAAATACGAATATCTTGAATTGCAATCGTATCGTTTCAATGGTTGGAAACCGCTTAATGCAAGCGTGTTTGCATCCAGGTTTAGCGCAAGGGGGCGTGAATGGTCGGCGGAAATGTGTGATATAACGTTGTTGGCGAAAGAATCATCATATCGCAAAATAATGGGATATATCAACACGAAAGAATCAGAACAGAAAAAAGGCGCAACGGGAACAATCAAGTGAACCCGTTGCGTCCGTTCATTTCCTATCTTTGAAAAAGTCCGCCCAATACGGGTTTTCCTTGTCAAAGATTTCGCGTTGCTTCTTTGTCAACTTGTGCGGGTAGTCCTGGAACATGTTGAAGATGTTCGTCTTGTCGAACGTGAAAAGCCATTGACCTTTCACTTCTTTCGCGTTATCAACCCACCAAATGACATCATTTTCATTGTTCTTGATGAATTTGTACTTTTCCATGTCTGTTTATTTATTCCAATTGTCGCATTCCGTTGGAAGATGCTGATTGTGATTGATGTCTTGGTTCTTGTCGGTGCAACGATATTGCCTTTTGTCGGAGTGTTCCCCGATGTCCAGGATGCAATGAACGCATGACCAACAACAGACGGGCGAAAACAAATCAATCATTTTGTCCGATTCCCTGGTTTCCGGTACATGACAC